TTATTCAAAACAACTCTTAATAATGTCAATGACAATATTCTGCTGTTCTTCTGTCATCTTTATATCGCTCGGCAGACACAGACCTCTATTAAAAATATCTGCCGCAACATCTGTTGTGTCTTCTGCGGAAATAAACTTATATCCCTCAAAAATTGGCTGCATATGCATAGGTTTCCAGATAGGGCGAGATTCAATGTTATACTTAGCAAGTGTTTCCCTTATCTCATCAGGGCAAGATTTGCCTTTACAGGAAACATATTCGCAATCAAGCTTTCCTCTTTTTTGTTCACACATCGCATCAGAGTTCACAGTAAGACAACTAAGCCAAAAATTAGGTTTTGAGCAATCAAGAAACGGATTCATCTGAACGGGTAGTTCTTTAAATCCTTCCTTATATCTCAAATATATTTTTCTTTTTTTGTCAATATTCTCATCAATGTGTAAAAGCTGCCCTCTGCCGATACCGGCAACGATGTTTGACATTCTGTAATTGTACCCCAAATCCTCGTGCTGATACCATGGAGCCGGTTCTCTTGATTGTGTTGACCATTTTCTTGCGAGCTTTGCACCATCTTCGTCATCTGTCAATAACATCCCGCCACCCGAGGTCGTGATAATCTTATTACCATTGAATGATATTGCATTGTATTTTCCGAATGTGCCAGTCTGTCTTTCCTTGTATGTAGCACCAAGCGACTCCGCAGCATCCTCAATAAGAATCGCACCGTTTTCATCACAAATTTTTCTTATTTCATCAAGCTTCGCGGGAGTACCGTACAAATTGGCTACAATTACTGCTTTGGTATCGGGATATAATTCAAAAGCTTTTTTTAAGGCAACAGGGTCCATGTTCCATGTGTCTGTTTCGCTGTCAATAAAAATCTGTTCCGCATGTTCATATGAAACGGGATTAACCGTTGCGTCAAATGTCATATCGGAACAGAACACTCTATCTCCCGACTTCACACCTGCCAATTTTACAGCAAGATGCAGTGCAGAAGTGCCTGAAGATAGAGCCACTGACTTTTTACAACCTACATATCCAGCAATTCCTTTTTCAAGTTGATTTAAATTTTCACCAACAGTTGATACCCAGTTAGTATCAAAAGCTTCTTTAACAGTCATGCGGTTTATTTTGAGAAAGTCAGTATTTATCGGCACTTTCGGGCTTTTTAAACTGTGTCTGTAGTAAACCTGTAGTAATTGAAGCGATTAAAAAAAATATTTACTTTTTCTAAAAATATTTTTAAAAAGCGCTTGACATATCACCCATTGAGTGGTATAATATAATCAAGATAAAGGAAGGGGATATCACAAATGACAAGAACAGGCGATAAGTTTTTAACAGTGAAAGATTGGTTTGCAGAAAAGATTGCGAAAGACCTCAGCAGAAAAATTGATATGTGTGATGTTTTCGCAATTTTAAAAGAAACGGATAAAGCTGTATATGCAATGCTCAATGTAGGAGTTTATTTAAGAAAAACAATGTGGGTTCCGAAGTCTGTTCTTGTTGAAGAAGACCCGGCGGAACACGGCGATAACCGAGTAATTTACACAGATGATTATGATTTGGCTGTGTTATATTTCAAAAACTATTGGTCAGATTTTGTTTAATCTGTTTAAATTAAAAATAAAAAGGAGAAATAAAAATGACAAACGCAAACAAAATTACAAGAAACATAAGAAATAACAACGGTGAGTTCATCGGAGAATATGAGGTTCTCGTGGAAGAACCAAGACAGATTTTCGTTGACGGCGAACTCGTTAATGACTTCTCAAAACTCGACTACCGCACAGAAAACGAATTGAACAATGTCATTGATGACTTTGAAGAAGGATTCAATGTCATTGAAGACGGCTACGAAGTCTTGAACACGTCGAAATTCACGATTAAAAGAAAAATTGCAAATATTATTTATTATTAATCAAAAAAGGAGCTGAAATCATCTCTTGAACACTATATACGTCGAAGAATCTGCCTACTCTTATCTTCGAGAGTGGGCAGACAAAGACCGATTGAAATGCTCATTAGCTGAACCGTTTTTCCAAAAATGTGAAATACGAAAAAAGGACAATCCCGAATGCGTGCTGTATGTCGAATCGAAAGGACTTGAAAGAAAATTCTCTCTGAAAATTAACAAAAAGCTTTTTGCAAAAGGCGAGTTCTTCCCTACTCCTGAAGGTACGAACAATTTTCAACTGCACTATAAGCTAGCCAAGGAAACTGAAACAGGACAAGAACAGCTTGATGTAATGATGACCTTGATAATATCGTATATTCACACGAACGCTTTCTTATGGTATGGAAATTTTCTTGACCGTGACAAGCGAGAATTTTCCGCTGTAGGAAAGAATCAAAAAGGCGATAAAACAATCGTATTCAGACCGTTCCAGAACCAACTCTACGCTGCCTCGGTTGGTCGTCACAGAAGCCCTGAAGGCGTGTTCCAAGTTCGAGGACACTTCCGCCGATACCAAACCGGTAAGGTCATTTGGATAGATGGCTATTTGAAAGGGGTTGATAAGATTGATGACGATTAAAGAGGCAAGGCTCAGCGCCGGACTAACTCAACAGAGAATGAGCGAAGTTTTTGAAATTCCTAAAAGAACTATTGAAAATTGGGAAGCTGGCATCAGGAAGCCTCCCGCATACGTTGAAAAACTTGTAATCCGTGAGCTTGAAAGGATTGCAACAGAAGAAAATAATAAATAATAACAAATTCCCCTCACCCACTTTTTACTGCGGATGAGGGGGATTTTTTGCAATTATGTGTTTGTTATTTCGTTATGCAGTTTGTTTAATCGCTGAATTTATTCTTTCCTCAGCAATTTTGTAATACTTTTCGTCAAGCTCAACACCGATAAAATTGCGGTTTGTATTTATGCAGGCAATTCCCGTTGAACCTGAACCCATGAAGCAATCAAGGACGGTTGCGTTTTGTGAAGTAGTTTTTTTAATCAAAAATTCAAGGAGCTCAACAGGTTTCTCATTCGGGTGAATTAACTTACACGGCGGTACTCTTGGAACAGAAATTAAATCCTGTGGTCGTCCGTTTTTGAATTTAAAATCGTCATTCGGTATCCAAATAATGCTTTCGTATCTGCCGCCAAATGCCTTTTTTAAATCGCCCATACTGTGACTTTTCTTGTCCCAAATAAGAACATTTTTCGGCTTTAAACCGTTACGAATAAACTCATCAATGAAAATCTGCTGAACATCCCAACGGGTAAAACACAGTATGCCTCCTGTTTTTGCAATTTTTGACTTTATCAATGGGATAAAATCTGTAAATGGCTTTTTATCATTTAAGATTTTAGACATTCTTTTCGTCTTGTCTTTACACCACATTGATTGATAGTCAATCCCATAAGGTGGGTCTGTGACCAACAGGTCAACGCTGCTATCGGACAAAGTTTTCAGCACTTCAAGACAATCGCCTTGATATAAATTTACCGTTTTCGTCACCCCAATTCTTCATTTATGATATCCGCGCCGCCACATAAAATTTGCAACGGTGCGAAATATTTAACATCAGCCAAGTGCCTTTTTGGCATTTGCAATTTTCTTATCTTTAGCCCAATTGCAATCATTGATAAGATGATAGATAGCATTTATTGTCTTCTCACCTACAATGCCATCAACTGTGACCTTACCTGCTCTCTGTGCCTCTTTTACAGCTTTCAAAGTGCCGTCACCGAAACCGTTCGAGTTATCGACCTTAGTCTTGATAATTTTCATGTTGTACAAAGTAATCAACTGCTTCTTAAAAGCAAGTGTTGCCGTATTGTGTGCGCCGTATTTAATCATTTCCTCATTCTCCTTATTTGATGTTTTACCGCCGAGCTGTGCGGTTACTTCGTCTGCAAGATTGCCAAGCCTGTTATAGAGCCAGTCACCCGGGCAAGATTTATTTGCAAACCACCTATGTACAGTCAAGACCATTTCGCCTGATTTTGGCGAATAGTTTAAAGTCTTGTCCTCATTGCCAAACCAAAGCAGTTTAGTCTTGCCGTTACGCTTGCAAATGTCAACGCAGAGTGCAACGAGTTTGTTATACACCTTGCTGTTCATGGTGTACGGAGCTACCGTGTCGCTTGCACATTCGATTGTGACTGCACGCTGGTCATTTGCGTTTGATGAACTACACCAAGAGCGATTGCCCTCATCAACACAAAGCAACACTCTGCCGTCATAGCCGATTCCGTAGTTACAGCTTGCCTCACAAGCTGTGTTCATAAAGATGTTGCCGAGGGTTTCGACACTGCACTGACCTACAACGCAATGCGGAGTAATGCGGTCAATACTATGTGTGCGTTTACCGCTGTGGTTTGGGCTTAATTTTGTGTAATTAACAAGTTTTGAATTACTCATAATTTAATTATTCCTCACTTTCGTAAAGTTGTTTTGCAAGGGCATAGCCTTCAAGCTCCCACAATTTGTTTTCAATTCTTTCCATACAGATTTCTGTACCGATTTTTTCATCATAGTTTGCTATGTCAACTGCTCCGCTTGCTTCAACTATAACAAATCCGTTTGGCAGTTTACAACTTACAATGGTTACCTTGCCGTAAACTGTTTCGACCTTAATTTCTGATTTTTCGAGTAATTCATCAATCTGAGGCTTTGTAACGGTATTTTTCATATTATTCCTCGCTTTCGTCTGTTTTGTTATATTTATAAGCTGACAAGCCGAGCAGAGCGCCTAAGAAGGTGTCAACGGCTGTGATAGTGCCTACAATCTGTTCGCCGTATGGCAAGCCCCAAATGCCTGCTACGGCAAAGTAAAGTGTACCGATTGCAGGCAGTACGATAAGAGCAATGTATTTAAGTACATCATAGATTTTGTTTGTCATTTTCATTATTATCATCCTTTCAATTTAAATCTTCCGCCGAATGTGCCGACTGGTTGAGGTACTTATCAATCTTATTGATAGCCTCGGTAACTCTGCCGTTACAACCCTGCTGTTTCAGACCATCAAGACACGCACGGAGTGCATACATTGTCAAGGTCTGCTCGCCTTTGATTTTTTTGATTTCAGCGTTCTGCTTTTTGTTGTTTTCGATAAATTTAAAAACACCAAATACAACACCGCCAATTAAAGCTAACGCAGATATGATTTCGGCAAGCTGTACAATATCAATCTTCATCGCTTACACCTCGCTTTCTTCTATCATCGGCTCGTCGATGGTTGGGTCTGCTCCCCACACCGCCATGACAGCGTTATAGTATTCATCAGACAGCACCGTTTTAAGCTGTTCTCTGCCCGATTTGCTGTTCATGTATGCGTTGCGGATGTTTCCGCCAACCTGCATTTCTTCACCGTTGAAGGTCAAAAACTGCTGTCTGAGTACCGAAACGCTGTCCTTTGTGAGCATATCGAGTGTGATTTTTTCTTTAAGTTCCATTTTTCATACCTCCGTTATTTAATTTTGTACAAGCAAATCACATTAATTTGCTCGCCGTCTGCGAATGTATATGCGGCCTTATCCTGAGTCGAAAACTGTAGCCAAGTGTTATTTTTCGGAATGGCAAATTTAAAGAGCTTGCCAAGGTTTGAAATACCGACACAAAAAACATTGTCCTCGGAAATACATTTGTACGGCAAATCAATCAGCAGACACATGCTATTGCCGCCAAGAGATACTGCGTTCATTTTGACCGTTGCACTGACGATTACGATGTCACCAATCGTCTTATATGTACAGTTTGCACTTTTGATTTTATCGGTGACGGTTGAATACGGTGTGAGTGTTGATGTACCGCTCTCTATGTTAGCAGAATCGTATTTAGTCGCCAAGGCGGTTTTATCTGCTTTCACAAGCAGAGCATTGTAAACCGTACCGCTTGTGAGGTAACACGGGCTGTTATTCTTTGGTTCGCTGTCGAACGGCATTGAATCAAGCTTTCGGGCAATACTCTTGTCTGTTTTATCAAGCCTTGCTCCGAGTGAATTTTGACCGCCTCTTGCTGTGACAACCTCTCGGCTGATTTCGACAAAACTGCCAGCACTGTTGCTGTTTATCTTGCTGTTTTCAGCGAGGCTCGGGGTTACCATAACTTTTAATGTCAGCGGAGTATTTAACACCTGCGTTTCACCGTTTGCAATCTTAATTTCGATTGCCAAAAAGCCCGACATAGACTTGAAATCTTCGAGCGGAACAGTAATAACATCCGCTGTGCTGTTCAGGGTGCAAGCGACTGAATCTGAGATTAAATATCCGTCCGTTGCAAAAGTCGCTGTTACTGTGCAGTCTGCAAAGGTCAATTTTTCACCGCTGGCCGTCAATGTTACATCGAGATAGCGTGTTGCTTTATCGTTGACATTGACAATACCAACAACATTCGGTGCGTTGCGGTCATTTACATCAATCGTAATTGATTTATGTGCTAAACTAATAGCCATTATCTTTTAAACCTCCTTTGGATTTTCAGCAAATCAGATATTGACATACTTAAGTCACCGATTGTAATTTCTTTGTATTTTTGGGACACGCTATCGTAGACTGTTTTTGAAATCTTTCGGTTCAAATTCGTGCCGTCCGGCATTACAACCGTCACTTCATCATAAAGTTTGATTGCGTGCATTTTAGTGAGCTCGTTTTCAAGAGTTACCCTTATACTCAGGGTTTCTGATGTTTGTTCCGTCGAATAGTTATAATCAGCAACTGCATTACGCAAAGCATCTCTGACTTCTTCGTAGTTTTCGCCGGTGCTTGGATTTAAGGTGTATTTTTTGATTTTACTTGTGCAGTCGTATAAATATGTGTTCTTTATGTTCCGTTTTAGCCCCGTTTCATACGGTTCAAAGCTTGACACGACAACTTCCTTATTATCCGTAGTGTTGCACCTTGCATAAGGCATAACATGTGTATAGTAGTTGCCGATTTCAGCAGTTTGCTTGTATTCTGACACATTAGCACCAAAAGCTATGCGATAGCCACTTTTCGCACCTGCTGTACTGATTTTTTCAAAGTAAATGTCAAAATTATTAAAATACAGAACACCGCCAAACTGATTAATCAGTCCTTCATCATCGTCCTTGAAGATATCTTCAAACTTTACTGCCTGCGAGTAGCCTAAGTAGATTCTTTTCTTAGCTGTAATTGATGAGCTGAAATTAAACCACTTATATGGGGCCTCCGTAAACCACATATACAGAGGTTTCCCTCCCTGACTATAGTCTCGCATAAAGTGGTCAATTAATTCTTTTGGCGTGCCATACATCGAACCGTCTGTTGCACGAGGAATTGTGCCATTTTGAAAAAACATTCTTGACACATGTTCGCCCGACACGGTTAAATCACCGTTTTTATCGACTTCTATTTTTGTGACATAAAAATACTGTGGCTCGGATACATTATTTACTTTCGCTTTAATATATGAGGCTATTTTTATTTTTGACGCGAGCTTATCTGTACTTTTTATTTTCGCGCTAAAGCTGTATGTGCCATTTTGCTCCATTGTAACCAAAAACTCGGTGCATTCTGTCACAAAACCGAAACCGTTAGATTCAAACAATGGGGTTGGATTTTTGTAAAAGTCAGCAATATTGTACAAGATAGGGTACATTACAATCTTCTCCAATTCGGCTTAATTTCAATATCGGTAAACGCATTTGCGCTTTTTCCTGAGAGTTTTATTTTATTCCAACCGGGCAAAAACTTTGGAAACTCTGTGCAACTTATGCAATTGTTCGCCAAGCTCGTGCCATTATTGAAAGAAGCGGACTGTTGTTCAGAATCAAGTTCAATATAATTCTTATCCGATGATGTCTTAACCGTTAAAGTTTGACCGTCATTAACCGTCAGCGTCAACGGATTAACTTTTGCGCCTTTGTTGATGATTCTAATAAAAGGCTCGGCTGTGTAATTTTCAGGGTTGTAGATTTCGATTTCAGCGTTTTGTGTTGAGGTCAATTTGGGTCGGATAATCTCTTGCCCTAAATCGCTATACCAGAACGGCACTCGGCTGAAATTTATTGTTGTTGACAAGCAAAGGGGGGCAACCTCTTCTATTGGCTCAATTCCTGTGCAAATCGCTTTTGTAAAATAACCGGGGTTATATGAATCCCTGAAGATTTTATATTCGCCGTCCCAAACGGTAAGCCACTCAGCAAACGCTCTTACAAGCTCTGCATTGCTTTCGTTGGGCACAATGTATGGATAACTGTTGACCTCAAACTGCATTTCAACATTATTGAAAACACCATTGTCTGAAATCACTCCGCCGTTTTTGCCATAGACAGAAGTAAAATCAAAATTACGCTTTGCAATTTGATATTTGGGAGGTGTAGCTATAAAAAAGCCTAATGTCCGCAAATTGATACCGTTATATGTAAAACTATGCCTCATCTTTAACCTCCCCACTTCGACGCTTCACCGTCAAGCGTTTGCACAATTGCAGTCGATACGCGGCGGTTAAAATCATCAACATCCATGTCATTATTGATGTTGACATCGCCTGTGAATTGAATCTCAATCGTAGGCGAATTTGTCACCGATTTCAACATTTGACCGTTTACCGTTGCATTTTGACTTTGGGTGCGAATGCCTGCAAATTTATTGTTAATTGCTCCAATTGGATTGCCTTCAACCGCTGACAGAGCCCTTGATGTTAAAGACCTTACCGTCTTTTGTGTTCCTTCGATTTCATCCTCAATGCCAAGACGGTAACCTTCACCAAAATATCTGCCTAACTTTCGAGTTTTTCGGCTTGGCGAACGTGAATCCTGTGCTTTTGCAGCCGCTGTAATATTAGCCTTAACCATTTGTGCGGCTGGATTATCTTCACCGCCGAATAATGTAACTAACATATCAATTATGCCGTCAAAATAACCTTGGTCAAACATTTCGGCCAACGATTTACCATCTTTGTATGTATCTCCAACGCCTTTTTTTACTGCTCCTTTTACAGTTTTACCGCTTTTTTCAAGTTTTTTCTTCGAATCATCACTTTCAAGCGTGTTGGCAGCTCCGTTAACGCCTTTTTCAGCCGCATCTTTACTATTTCCTTCAAGTTTTTTAAGTTCACCGGTCGCCTTATCTACAAGCTCGTGTGCGTTATCAACCATTTTTTGGGTAACACCCGGTTGATTTTCATCCATTGCAGTTTTTAGCAACTCATAGTTTGCGGTAAAGTTTGCAAGCTGGTTTTCAAGGCTCTCTTTTGAGCCTGTTTCGGCATCAATAAAGCCCTCTTTAATTTTCTGCTGTTGTGCAGTGATTTCAGCAGCTTTGCCTGTAGCAATTGCGGCAACCGTACCGTACATATCGTTGTACTTAGCAAGTTCGATTTCTGCTCTTTCCTGCAATTCTTCGGCTTCTTCAATTTGGTCTTTAGTCACGCCTTCAACACCGTCTTTGTATGCCGTTCTTAGATTCTCGGCATTTGTCTTAAAATCATTGACCTGCTGTTCGAGAGCATCTTTGTTACCGGTAGTATAAGTAACAATGTTATTAGACAAGTCCGACATTGCGGCTTTAATTTCTTTGGTGTTACCTTTAGCGTTTGCCGCTGTGAGGTTTTCGTAGTTTTGAATCGTGCTATTATAATTGACGAGTTTTCTTTGATACTCGTTATATTTGCTTTCAACTTCCTTAAGAGTTTTTTCTTTCTCTTTGAGGTTATCTTTAGCTTTTTGACTTTCAGCACCGTATGCCGCGCCAAATGATGATAAAGCACGCTCGTTTTTAGCTGTATTCTGCTTATTCTGTGCGTCTTTAAGGTATTTTTGATAATCGGTTTGCGAGATTTTTCCGTTCTCAAATGCCCACCCCGCAATTTTGATTATTCTTTTGTTTCTGTCAAGTCCTTCAGTATTATATTTTTGTGCGGTTTCCGCTGCACTGTCGCGCTCTTCTTGTGCTTTTTTCTTTTTGGCATAAGCATTTATTGCATCAGTTTTTGCTCCTGCAAGACCCGATACAGCAGTCTGATAAGCATCTTCTGTAGCTGATAACATAGCAAGAGCTTTCTTTGATTCAAGTGCATCATCAATTGAGCCTTTAAGGTCTTTATATGATTGAATAACATTACCGTTCCAAGTGATTTCATCGTCTGTAACTCGGCTCAATTCATTGGTAATAAATTTTGCTCTGTCCTCGTAACCTTTCTTGACTTTGCCGTTTTGGTCTACAATTCCTTGCAATTCGCCCCACAAATTGTCATAGTATTGAAATTCACTTTCAACCTCTGACGCCGCATCTTTCTTGCTCTGAACATATTCATCATTGGCATCTTTCAGCTCTTTGATTTCTTCCTGAGCTTGTTCATGCGCTTCGTTGAGCTTGTCCTGTGATTCTTTGGCTTCATCGTTTGCGCTTGCAATTGACCACAAGGAGCCTACAAGCGTAGCGGCTAAGCCTACGACAATGCCGATTGCGTTTGATTTCTGTGCGAGGTTAAGACCTTCCTGCGAAATTTTGGCAGTCTCTGTAGCAGTTCTGAGACTTTTATATGCGCCTATAAGGCTTTGTACACCGCTTACAACAACGGTTGTTTTTTTGCCTACCCAAATGCCACCGACGAGAGAGCCGACAATTTTAAGTGTTGGAATGATATCTTTGGTATGTTTACTCGCAAAATTACAAAGTTTTTTAACTTCTGGAAACAGCGATTTGCCGATAGGATTAATGACATCGGTTTGCACCGTTCTGCCAAGGCTTGCCCAATCAGCTTCAACATCATCATATTTGATGTCTTTAATCTTTTTCATGGTATTTTTTGCCTTGTCAGCGGAGCCATTAACTTTCATTAAGGCTTTTACGCCGTCAATTCCCAAATCTTCCCACATCGTACCGAAAAGGTCAACGCCTGCCTGATTCTGCTTGACCTTATCGTCCATCTCAAAAAGAGCCTTTAAGACTTCTGATGTTGCTGATTTTGCGCTGTCTCCGCCTTTTGCAAATCTTGCCTGCAAATCCTCAATACTACCTTTTGCGCCTTTGCCTGCTGATTCGAGATTTGCAAGATTTTCTTTAGCAGTTTTTAGCGCCTCTGAATATTGTTCAATTTTATCGGCATTCTTTTGCTTTGTTAATTCGCTCGTCGAATTGTTAAAGCCTTTTTGCTCCTCTTTTGCATAGTAAAGATTTTTTTCGAGCTTTGCGACTTCATCCTTGGCTTTTTTAATGTCCTCAGCCGAGGCTTTTGCGCCGTAGCCGAGAAGAGCAAATCCCTCCTGCGTACTCGAGGCTGTGTCCTTAGAGCGGATGCCAAATTCTTTCATTGCATCGCCGAGCTTGTCGATACTGAAAGTACCTGCTTTAGAGCCATTTTCAAGCGAATTAAAAAACTCGTTTGCGTCATAGCCGAGTTGCTTATAATGTACGGAATATTCGTTGATTGTGTCGAGCAAATCGCCGTTTTTATTCAGACCTTTTTGACTGCCCTGAGCAATAAGATTAAACGCTTCATCGCCCGTTACGCCAAACTGTTCCATAAGCATATTCGCCGCTCTTAGCGTTTCGACGAAGTCATAATCGTAAGCGTCTCTTAAAGTAAAGAGATTTTCGGTCATATCTTTAAGCTTACTTGGATTGGTCTCGTTCGTTGTCTGCTTAATTAAAGCAAGGACATTTGCAACTTCTTCCTGAGATTCGCCGAAATTTCCTTTATAAACATCTTCAAGGACATCTTTGTACTTTGTCATCTCCTCGGCGGTCAAGCCGGTTTGAGCCTGCAAGGAATTTAAAGCTTTTTCTTCACTGTTTGCACTTATGACAGTTCCGGTCAACGCTCCGCCGACCGTTGTTGCCGCTGCACCTGCTTCTTTTAAGGCATCACCGACGGCAGATTTAAGGTTGTTAGCTGAGGATTTAACCTCATCCATTTCTTTTTTAACCTTGGATAAATCAGTTTTATTTGACTTATTTTCAAGGCTTTTAAAGCTGTCGCCGACTTTAACAACGCTTGTTTCGGTTTTTGACATCTCACTTCGGGCAGATTCGAGGTTTATTGCATTTGCTTTTTCCTCGGTTTCCGCAAGCTGTTTAGTGAAAGTTTCAAGTTTGCTTTTCGCTTTTTCAACTTCACGCTGATAAGCTCTGTACTGTTCGGTTGAGATTTCGCCGTTTTTGGCCTGTTCTTCGACCTGATCCTGCACATCAAGTAACTTTAGGAGGGCAGATTTGCTGTTTTCGATTTGTTCTTTTAACACTTCTTGCTTTTGGGCAAGCAAAACAGTGTTTTCAGGATCAAATTTTAACTGCTTATTAATTGCAGTCAGTTCTCTCTGCAAACTCGAGGATGAGGACTGTACAGCTTTTAAGGATTTCTGTAAATCTATTGTGTCACCGGCAATTTTAACGGTAATGCCTTTAATCGTAGATGCCATATCTGTCCTCCAATTCTTTATATCTGTTCATAAACTCGCTGTACTGCTCCGTTGAGATTTCTTTGTTTTCAAATCTTTCCGTTACGAAAGGCAATACAGATTTCATTTTCTGATATTTTTCTTCATCTTCGTGGATATTTTTGTTGTTTCGCAATGCAAAATATGTTTCGACATAATCAAGCACAAAACCTATTGTAAATCTTTGTAAATCAGCGACAGTCAGACCACACCTGACGGCATAAGATAAGACCTCTTTCGCCGTCAGGAAAGTTTTAAATCCGTTTAGGTCGCTGTCGCTGTCACTTTTGGGCTGTCGCTTTTTAAGCTGTCAACAATAAGGTTGATAATCGTGTCTGTCGCCGAAATAGCGTCCTTAATGCTGATTTCTTTCGCCCAAGTCTTAAAGTTGGGAATTGTATCGTCTGCCGTCTTTGCCGCTGCCCACAAAAGCTTTACGGCAGAACCGAACTTTACATCGTTAAGATTTTTAACCAGAACACGGTCGGCATCACGCAGAAAGCTGTGGCCTTTGAATGTGTCCTCGTAAATGAGCATCGTGTATGCTGTAACCTCAACCTCAACATTTTTATCGTTAATAACAACTGTGTCTTTCATTAGCTCTTAGCCGCCTTTGTAGTGTCTGATGAGGCCTGATCTGTAGGAACTGCCGATTTTGTAGCCTTTACAGTCGGCACTACAACGCTTTCGGGCAGAGTGTCGGCATAAGATGTATAGCGTACAAAGTCATTGTCAGGACGTGGCTTTGCTGTGACCGTAAAGGTCGGGAACTGTGGGTCGAAGTTACCTTCAGATGTCTTGTCGTTCCTGCTGGCTCTTGCAGCTACGCAGTCAAAATATGTGTCAATCTCGTAGAGCTTGTCACCTTTGTATGTTTCCTTTGCAGCGAGGAGGGCAAATCTCGGCATCACTTTGATACCACCCTTTTCGATGATACCGCCCTCAGTTGCTTCATCATTGCCGAACCAATCTTTTTCGATGTCGTCGACTGCTGAAATAAGCTCAAGACTGATTGTGTAGCCGCCGTTTGCACTCGCTACAATAATAGGCAAGCCGTCAGCATAGATTGTGTTTGAATCGCCAATAGGCTCTGCGCCGATACTTCTGCCGCCTGCCTTATCAGACTTAAACCACACGGGCTTACCGTATGTGATTTCACCCGTGCTACTTTCTGTAAGTACGGCATAACCAACTTTTCTAATAGTTTTGTTCATTAATAAACACTCCTTATGTTTTTAGATTCTTTTTATACCGCTCAAATCACCGCCGCCCATAGCTTCCGATGATTTAATGAGCTTTTTAATTCCGGCTTCAAATTCATTATGGATTTTTTCTGTAGCCGGAGCAATGTGCATCTTCGGCTGTATCGTTCCGCCTTTTTTACCTCTCTTTTTACGAGCTTTTTCAAGAAGATGTGTAAGCCGATACTCAGGTTTTTCCGCATAAACTGTTTTTTCGTAAAACCTAAATGTTTCGTTCGTGATTTTTACTCTGAACGATTTGCGATATTTTTTTCTTCTGCCGACAGGTGCTTCTTTTTTGATTGCGTTTTTAAGTTCTTCGGCTTTTTCATCAACCAACAACCGCACGCCCATTTGGATGTCAGCCGAATAGGTTGCAAGTTCTTTTGATAAAGTATCGCCGATTCGGTCAATACCGACTTTTTTGTAACTACTCATCGAAAGTCACGCCCAAAGTGTAATAGCTTACACAAAGTTTATTTGTTGTGTCCCACGCTCGGTTCGGCTTTTTCCAACCTAAACCGTTTTCGTTGAGCCACTCCTCAAACTTTGTCTCGCTCTTGTGGTCGTCTTTTGCCGTGTAGAGTTCTATGATGATTTTTGCATTTTTCCAAAGCAATCTACCGTCTGCGTAAATTCCTGTTTCCTCATCTTTGAAGTAGACGAGATATGGGGCAGGAGTTGATTTGTTGTAATCGGCTTCAACGCATTTAAAGCCACAGCCTTTGATAAGTTCGACAAATTCGTCGTAATTCTTAAAAAACATCTGCACCACCCTCATATAATCCCCTCTGCGATAAGCTCAAAATCGAGCAAGGGGGATTTTTGCTTTTATCGTGCTGAATTTGTTCAATCTTGAACCGTGTGCCGTCAATGATGACCGCCATATCCGTTCGCAAGTTTTCGTCCTTGTGAATATGTATGACCTTTGACAGTTCAATGTCATTTTGTTTCGCTCCGTAAAACCGAGTTACTCCGATTTTTTCATTGCCGAAACGATATTTTTTCAGGCTGTCGGCGATGATGTCGTCGTTTTCGTCCGTTTCGTAGATTTTTGCAAGTCCGTCATTAAAGGTTAAAAAATCTATGTTATTCTTCAAAATCATAGCTTTTCACCTCATATTCCTGCCTTAATTTCAAAATTTCGCTTTCAAAATTATGGTCGAACATTTCAACAGCATTTGAGTAAGCGTATCTACAATAGTCAAACAACAAACCTCTTGCCCTTGTCGGCCGTTCAAAATCCTCATCAGTAAGTAGAGGATTATAATCGCGGAGGTGCTGTTTTCCATTGGCTATAATCAGTTCAATTTTCGACTTTGTGCTTTCATCTGTTTCGATGTGTTCACGGTCAAAATCGAGCATATTAACTACATCGTTTATGATTCCCATTGTTCAACACCTCCGCAATAAATTAAACTGTTGTTGCCTGATTGAGAGTTACCTTAATTTCAGCAGGATTGAGCGCTGAAATATCGAGCTTAATAAAATCGTTCGTATGAAGCGAAAAGCCTGTTGCGTAAGCCTTAATAAGATAAACTCTGTTGTCTTCGAGAAACTGATACTGGTCTGAGTAATCAAGCTTACCTTCCTTACCTGTTGAGAGGCAGGCTTTATATCTTGAAAGCTGGCCAATAACGGCAGTGCCTTCCGCAACCATTTCTGATGGATAAACATTCGTCGGGAAGGGGAAGAGGTTGTTTTTATATGAGCCGTCTGTTGCGAGTACAGTTGTAGCAGGGATAATCTTTGTGAGTTAATCCACAGGATTTACGATGAGGTCAACCGATGTGATGTTGTTTGTCTTACCACCATTACCTTTTGCAAGCTTGGCAACAACACCCATATACGACTTCACATCAAGACTTGTGAGCTTTGTTGCTGTTTTTTCGGTGTAAGCGTTTGCTTTTACTGCTCCTTCGGGGTCCTTGAGCATACCGATAGGTTTGCCGTTACCGTCGCCGTTGATGAAGCCGTCCTCAAAAGCATAAGCGAGTGCATCAGCGAGGATTCTGCGGACATATGCGTCAATGTATGTAGCACCGAGGTCAAGCATATCCTTCGGGACAGGAACGAAGGCGCTTACCTTAGATGTTGAGAAATCCTTTTCCTGGATTGTGCCGGCAAGCTCCTGTGTGATTTTGGAATTTAATGCGCCCCAAGCGGCGAGCTGTTTTGTGTCTGTGGCAAAAATCGCCTTAACAGAGCCGTATGTGTTTTCGATGCCGATTGCATCAAGCAGAGGATGATTGTTTGTAATGTCCTCAAGCACTGTGTCAAGGATTGTCTGCGGAATTGTAACATCAAGACCTGTGAGTGCCTGCTTAACATCAGCAGATTTTGCCGCTGTTACAAAATTGTTGTAGAACTTCTGCTCTGCACTTGTAAGCTGTCTGAATCCTCTCTTGGCAAGGATTGTGTTGTCGGCTGTTTCGCCGATTTCCTGTGCGACCTCAATGATTGACTGCTGAATATTGTCAGCGTAGGCATTGAGTGCATCGGTCATTTTTGCTTCATCTTTGGAATCAATGGCAGTTTTCAAGTTCTGCGCAAACTTTGCTTTTGCGTTCTTAATCGCATCAAGATTCTTCATTTTTTAATCTCCTTTATAAATAATTTTTGTTTTTGAAATACTCTTCAATAAAGCCAAAACTATCCTTTTCTTCGGGATTTTTCGGTTTTGGCTCGGGTGGTGTCTGTGGTTCAGGCTTTGCACCAAGCATTTTTGCAAGCTCTGCCGCTGCCTGTTTTGCTTTTGGATTTTTCTTTTGCTGTGCATCGTCAACAATCTCTTTTGATTCGGTTAAATCAACCGGATCAAGAATTTCGTCACACAAGCCGATATTGAAGGCTTCCTCTGCCGTCAAAAATGTTTCAGCATCAAGAAGCGGCTCAAGGGTTTCTCTCGTGAGCTTATCGCCTGCATGCACAAGATAAGAGTTTGTACTTGCTTCACTGATTTTGTCAAGCTGGGTTGCAAATTCTCTGTGTTCCTTCGCATTGCCGTAACAACCGCCGATTGCGTGATGAATCATCATTGTTGTATTTGACGGCATTACAATCTTGTCTGCCGCCATTGCGACAACAGAAGCGATTGAACAAGCCATACCGTCAATGTATGCAGTGACGGGCACACTCTGCCGTTTGAGCAGGTTGTAAATAGTTACACCTTCATTGACGAATCCGCCCACAGAATTGATGTAGATTTCAATGCCTTCAATTTCACCTGCTTTTTCAATTGCTTTACGGATATATTCGGCGCTCGTAGTTGAGCCGTAATAATATCCCCAGCAATCCAGATAGCCCGGCTCAATTTCGCCATAAAGATAAATTTGCAAAACATTCTGATTTTCCGCTATCTGTTTGATGTTGTAGTTTCTGTCTTTCATTTATTCACCACCTTTCAGAGCGTTTGCTATTGTTTGGTAATTTTTAGTAATGTAATATGTATGCGCCCAAGCCTCCGAGCAAGGGAGCATATTGCAATATTTTTGAGCCTGTGCAGGTGTCAGCACACCGCTGGCAATTGACTTATCAAGATTATTCGCCTGACTGATTGCGTCAATGTGTCTGACTGTCGTTGTGTCAATTAAGAGATAATTACCTTTACTAAATTCGGTAGCGCCGAATCTCTTTTTTGTGATTTCCTGTTCAAACATATTTGCAATCGGAGCAATTGCGTTTCCGATAGCACAATCCATAGCGTCCGAGAGTTGAGAGGCTTCACCGCTTAAAATTGCCGGAGGTATATGCAAAGCATTGCCGACAATCGTGTACGCCTCAGCTTTCAACTTTTGAATGTCGTTAATCTCGCTGTTTGTAGTTTTTCCTGCGTCGGTTGAGGGTTCTGAATATTTCATACCCTTAAAAATCGGCATAACAGCGTTCTTATTCGCGTAAAACGCTTTAAACTGCTTTGCCAAAACTTTGTTATAAGTTTCAGCGAAGTTTTCGTCACCAAAGCTATAATTTTCAAGCTCCAAAATACCTTTGTGACCGACCGCTTTGTTATACCTTTCTTGAGCCGATAACATTAACTGCTCATATGTATTGCACATATCAGCCAATAAGCCGTTAAGAGCAAAGTTGTTGTATCTGAGGTAAATTACCTCGCTTTCTAAAAATGTGCGCTGATATGTAAAATTTCGGCAAGTAACACCGCTGAAAGAATCATCAATCAATGCGTGTTCTGTTCTCGAAAAACTGTCCGCAATTAAAAGCTGATTGTCGGCAGTTTCAATAATTAGAAGTTCGTTATCGAAAATCAATTTAGCCACAGCCTGCGTAAAAAACTCAATTTTGGTTTGATGCTTATTTGGCGAATAGTTCCACAGATAGTATTCAGCTTTGCGACTTTCTCGGTTATTGCTTACCGTCACAAATTCGCACTTTGCCAAACTTCGAGCAATAAAATCAATTGCAGTAAACAAGGCAAGTTCAGTCAGGTGAAACCTCTGTTCATCAACTGTTGAGCCATCCTCGCTAAATTCCGCTGCAACGGCATCTTTTTTAAAGAGATTTTTTACCCAGTTTATTACTTTCATTTTTTCACCTGCCTTTTAAAATACAATTGCGTTAAAGCAATTCTTGAGTTCATCAACCGACATCGGCTGATTTTGTTTTAGTAAATCAAGTTGCGTATATGCGGCAACAAATGCCATGAATCCGTCTGTTTTTCGTGATTTTGGCTCAATCTTTCCGTATATGATATTGCCGTTTTTATCCTCGACAGCCGATGTGTTGTTAGTGTACCAACGCATTAACGCCGAATCGCCCCAAACAATTCGGTGATTTGCAAAATCAGAAGCAATTAGAGGAGCAACAAGCATTTTATCTGACGGTCTTACAAGTTTTAGATTGTTTCGTCCTTTACGGTCACATTCAAAACCTAACTGCATTAACGGTTCTTTTAAAAGCGTGTATCGGTAATTATCCAAAGCTCCGCCGACAATGTTGTAATGTTTTGTCTGCTCTCTCAACCAGTCAGCAACGATTTCAGGCGGGATTTCCGCCCCATCAACCCTTTGTAAATCCGGCTGATGAGCGTATGGAAATTTAATTCGCCCAAGGTCTGAGGACTGCGAGCAATACCACGAAAATGGCTTCCATACGATTTCACTGTCGATCAAGAACATTAAACCTATTCCCAAAAAGTCAGTAGTTTTGGTGTAGTCAATGCCAAACACACACGGCTTACCTTCAAGGTCGGGGAGAGGCCTGTTTGTTGCTTTGATATTGTCCCACGAAGTTACAGGATTTGCTTCCGTTCCCTGTGGACGGTTCATTCTTTTCGTCATGAATGAAGAATTATTATTCGGATCAATTTTCCAATTTTCATATTCTTTCCGAAGTTCTCGGAGCAAATTTGGAAAGTACTGCAAACTTGGATTTGCTTCGTACCAATTTTGCTCGTCATGGACCTCTTTGTCATCGTTCAAACGACAAATGAAATAAAGCGTGCCGTTGTCAGGCGCATCGCCGTTTAAGACTTCAAGGCCTCTCGCAAACTCTTGGTCAAGCGGACCGTCTCTTACATATCCCATTGTTGTGGTTGTCGTAGTTCTTGGAAGTGGCTTTTTTCCTAAACCGGTGACAAACACGTCGATAAGCTTGTAGTTTTCGTATGCGTGTTTTTCGTCAAAATCGACCTTGCCCGGTCTACCACCGTCTTTCGTTTTGCTGTTCGATGTTCTGTATCTGATTGTTGAATTTGTTTTTATATTTACAATTTCGGTTTTATTCCACTTAAAATGCCGCTGCATTTTGGCTGAATTGTTTTCCAAAATTTCGTAAATGTCGTTAAAGCTTGTTTTTGCTTGTTCTTCCGAAGTCGCACAAATGTCAATGTCGTAGTTTTTTACACCGTTTACCGGCGTTATAAGTGCAAAATCCTCAAAAGCTAAATAGCCGTTTTTGCCTGAACCTCTTCCGACGATAAGCACAAGGTCAGGAAACCTTAAAACACCGGGAGCTGAGTATGTGCAATTATGCAACGCAAAGCAAAATTTTTCCCATACAAAAAGTTCGTAAGAAAAATATTTCTGCAATGCCAAATACTTTTCAAGTTGTTCTTCGTCAACATAAATTTCTTCGTTTTCAAAGACATTTTCGACAAACTTTATTAGTTGAATTTGTTCGCGACAGACACGATATTTACCGCTTTTAACAAGGTCTATGTACTCATCTATTACTTTACAGTTCGTCATCAGATTCACTCTCAACTTTGTCAATCGACAACCCCATTTGTGAGAGAATCGCTAAGCGCTGTTTGTTGTACATTACTGCATTTTTTACCGAGGGGTTTTCCTTAATATACTCTTTACCTGTGGCGCTGATAGCTTTGTATGTCAAGCCATTTTTGCGGATGTCAATTTGCATTTTACGCTCAAGCTTCGTGCAAAAAATATAGCTGTCGATTAAATCTCTATAGACTTCAATGTTTGCACCTTTCAAGGTCAGTTGTTCGATTAAGCTGTCCTTGATTTCTGCAATTTTAATTTGTGCCATTTGTGCCTACTCCTCTCTCAAAAATTCCTCGTGTGCGTGCGCGAGACCAAACTGTCGTGCCTTTATACCGTTATCCATTGACCTCAGAATTTTTCGATTTTTTACCCGGGGGTATGCTTTTTTTCGCTCACCACCTCTCAGCAAACTCATCTTTCAATTTTTTCGGTTCGTACTTGTGATGTTCTTTGTAATGACAGTCCTTGCAAAGACATTCGAGGTTGTTGATATCAAGAGCAAGGTCAGGTCTTGCCTTGAGATACAGTTTGTGATGCACTGCCTCACAAGGGCTGTACTTACCGACAGCCCGACAGCGTTCGCATTCGTAATGTTCTTTCGCTTTTTTAGCGTCTCTGACTTTTTGCCAGTCAGCTGTTAAATAAAACCTGTATGCCTTACCCTCTCGGATTTGTGTAACAATCCATTCCGTTGTTACTTTTCTTTTTATCACAATTTAATTATATAACAGGTTTAATCGCTTCTACTGACATCTTTCTTTGTGCAATATGTACAAATGTTAAGCCCACGAAGTTTTGCGCAAAGCAATCGTGCCTCTTTTAGCCAACGAAACACCGTGCGTTCGTCTGTATAGTTATTGACAGCAAACTTGGTCACTCTCAAATTTATTTCACCTTTGTGCAACGGTTTTGTTGGTGCAACAAAGTAAACAGCGCTGACAGCTTGACAGATGTAGTCTTTACCGCTATTGGTCAAGGCATTAAGTGTGTCTACCACAGCAAGCAGGTCAAGTTGTAGTGCTCGGTGCATTGTCTTATCTGCAACGACTTGTGCTTTGTTTGGATAGCCAAGCGAGGCATAAAGTCTAAACTGTGCGATTGTATAGTCTCTTGTCGAATCCCTCATATTCTTGCACCTCCAATTTTCTTGTGTTTATGGCTATTGGCCAAGTAAGTAAAATGAAAAGACGCACCCGTGAAGTCATTTATCCACATTTCGTCTTTGTAAAAATAATATCCTTCGGGACAAGGCAAAGCCTCACCTCGTTCAAGCTTTCTGTACTCTCTCTTTTTTCCTTCGGTGACTTTGACCTCAGGCTTATTGAGATTGCGAGATGTTTTCAAGCGCTTCTTACCATTGACATCTTTGCGTATGTATTTTGCAAGGTCAGCATAGTTTCCGTCTTGGTAGAGCAGAGTGAAATTTATTCCGTTTTTCCACGGCCAACACTCTGTTAATATTTCTCTTGCGCAATCCTCAATCACAATATGCAAATGCCAATTCTTTCCGAGCTTGCCACATTCGCAGTAGCCGATGTATTTAAACTTGATTTGTTTCTTATCTGTCCTGCGTTTCACTCGTTTAAAAAAATTCGACACAACTTTTTCAAACTCATCTTCGGTAAATTCTTTATAAGGTGCAGAAAGTCTTGCAAACCAGTCACCCTCAGAAAAGTTGCAGAGGATAAGTCGTTGCGTGTGCTGTTCTCCTCTAATGTGGTTTGCTTTTGTTTGCTTCTCACTTGATTTTGATTGATTGATTTGTCGAGCGAGATTTTTTTTATTCCGTCTGCGAAATGATTTATAATATTTGACCTCGAGCAAAGGACCTGATTTAATTTCACACTTGTATGTAAACATAGTTAAACCTTTATTATATATGTAAAAGCTAAAACGGTCACTTAATTAATTCCTTGAGCAGGCTATTAAAGGAGTATCTCAACTCCTTTTTTGTGACTATTTATTATTCTGTTATCGTATTAAAAAAGTCAGATGATATAAATATGCAGTAGTCCGTCTGACCACCGAACTACTGCTCTGTGCAACCTTGCCGCTGCAATTGTGTGTTTGATTTTTGGTGCATTCTTTTGTAACAGCTTAATCAAAACGGAAGTCGTCGCTTTGATTACTTTTTGAATATAGGATTAACTTGATTTGAATTTTCTTTAAGATTTTGCACACGGCAAGAATATTGCCTTACTTTAAATACCGAAGTATTCTTTGTAGCTTTTTGCGATGCCCTGACAATTGTCAGATTTAACCGGCACGTGACAAGCTACAGTTCTGATATTGTCGGCATCCAATTCCTTAAAGATTTCAGTTGCTCTTGTTTCTTCTGTTGACTTGTAAAATTTGAAGAGCAAATCCACAAAAGGAATGTTGCCAAACTCGTCCAAAAACGCTGTATCATTTTCGGTTAGTGTTTTTAAACATTTTTCCTTGTATGTATCCGACGCGTTTGACAAAATGAAAAGTTTATTATAAACATCATGCTTTGTGAGCAGGTCAATTATCTGCAAAGCAATTCGTAATACATTAGTATCGTGTTCGGCAATCGCTTTTGACAACTCCGTTAATTTGCAAGAAGTTTCTCTTGTACGTTTAATCCACTCGATATGTTCTTTGTTAGCAAAAAAAGTGTCGGTTCTAAATCTTCGATACTCTTGCAATAATTTATACTTAGCCTTGACGCAAGATTTAGCGGATAGTAAGCCTATCTTGGTACAACTGTATATGGCTGACATTGACAATACTAACCAGCGATTAAACATATCCAAGCTATTGAGTGTGGCCACATCAAGGTCACCGTCGATGAAGCCTATCACAAGTTTGTCGAGTTCCGACAATGTTTCCGCCGGTGTTGTTGGCTTATCCTGCATTTCCGCTGCAACCGTTTTTTCGTTTTCGCTCATTCCGCAAGACCTCCTTCATAATCGTGTAATCCAAGTCTTTTAATTTTTCTTGCGGCTATCTGCGCAACAAACTGACCGTAGCTGTAACTTGTGCCGTGCTTTGCGTTGTAATCAGAACAGTAAAGACACATCCTGTCTATTCGGTCGAGTTTCTTCTTGCGCCCTCGTTTCTTTTTTTCTTCACTCATTTATTTCACCTAATTTCAAATACTTTAATATTTTTTCGCTTGCCTCGTCGCAACCATAACATACAGCGACAGCGTAGCCTTGTTCATTAAGGTTTGTAAGCCATTCGGTTTGTTTTTCGGTTGGCTTATTCTTACCGTACTTAAGTTCAATAAACAAGCCGTGATAACCTCCACGGCTTACCGGTAAAAACAAATCAGGCACGCCTGCCTTTACTCCTTGTTTCTTGAGGTTGGTCGCTTCAAGTTTGTTCCTGCTTCCGCCATTCGGAATATGAAACATCAAATCAATTTCGGGGTATTCTGCTCTGATGAAAGTCGTCCATTGAAATAACTTCCGCTGTTGGTCAGCTTCATACTGCTTCATCGGCAGGTCATCCTTTCTTGTTTTTCAAAATCATATCGCTTTCAATGTATAATGATTTCAATTGTCTCACAAAATCTTCATCAACAATTTCATAAGCACATATAAAGCCGTATGCAATCATTCCGAATTTAACGGCAAAATAGGGAGTACCTTTGAAGTCCTTACGCAGTGCAAGTGCCATTGTTTCGTTTGGCATATCCACAAAAGGATTAAGATATACTCTGTCAATAAACATTAAGCCCTCTGCGGTGCTAATCGGGAGCATTACTTTACCGTCGTATATAATGCTTATATCCCACATTTCAGCCGGTGTTTCATCCGCCGAACAATCCTCAACATCAATCAACGGCTTGGTTTGACTGATTGTAAATCTAATCTTATCTCTCTGCGCATCGTTGATGTCATAGAGTTTGCATATGTAATCTTCATTGAGTTCCGGCAAGCCGAAAATAGGATAGACCGCATAGCCGTCTGACAGCTATTGCTCGCCTTTTTCGTTGCCGAAAATGGAAATAATTTTATTTTTCTTGCATATGTCGAATGCTTTTTTTATTTTCATTGTTAAGCCTCATTTCAGCAGTTCGTCTGTCGTAACATTAAATAGATTTGAAATATCTATTATAGTTTTAATATCAGGTTCAAATTTTCCCTGCTCATAGTAAGATATACTTGTTCTGCTCAAACAGAGTTTTTCACCTAATTCTTCTTGCGTTAATTTATATTTATGTCTTAACGCTTTTAATTTTTCGGGGAACGCCAATATTATCACTCCTCATTTAGTAGCCCCAGCTGTTGTGCCAACGCAACAACAGCGTTTACAATCAAATGCAAATCCTTGCCTTTAATATCGCACATACGATATCTGACTTTGATAGTTTCTTCTTCATTGTCGATTTCATCAAAACTAACAACTACACCTTTATTTAAGGTTTCTATTTCGCCGTTATCGTAATTAACGGTGATATTTTTAATACCTCTCATTCTTCTACCTCACTTTCAAGCCATCCTTTGTCAGAATTGTATCTTTGTGCAATTGCCGACAAGGCGTTATAGCAATAAGTTTTATTTCTTTCATTTACTTTCACTCTTATTAAATATGATTTCGTAAATAACTTCGTTATGGTATTTCCCACGTCGATCCTTTAAAAAGTCTGTAAACACAAACTTTTTGCCGTTATAGTGTTGACAATAGTTATCATAATGCCCCTCAACAGGGTTTCCTTGAACCATTCTCCACTCCATTCGGTGAATATGGTAGTCGTTGATTATCTTTCTTAGCTCCTTATAAACATCGAATCCAATCGTGGTATTATTCCTGTCGAAAGCAAACAATCCAAAGTTATAAACACAAGAAGAATACCAATCAACAGAATATGTAAAATACCCTATTAGCTTGTTGTCCTTACCGATAATAGCGTATTGATAGATATTTCCGCTGCTATTTTCTTCGATCGTAGGCAACTCATTGCCTAAACACCCCATATAAAAAAGCATATTGTCGGTATAGCTATATTCTAATAGCTTTTCGAATATTTTATCTTTGTATAATATTGCAGGTTTAAGCATTGTTTTTACTCCTATTTATCTAACATATTTTTGATGTGCCTGATAAACATCAGATTCATCAGATCTTGCGTATATTTGTGTTGTAGTCAGTTCTTCGTGGCCAAGCATTAGTGATACTTGTTCAATTGGCATGCCGGCTCTAAGGGCATCGGTAGCCATGGTTCTTCTGAATCTATGTGGGTGACAATTTTCAATTCCAATGTCTTTACCAAGCTCACGAATGATATTTTCTATTTGTCCTTTTTCAAGCCTTTTGTATTCACCTTTTATTTTAACTTTACTAACGAACAAAGCATTGTTGGTGTCTGACCTCGTATTTTCGTATTTTCCCAAAGCAAGTTTTGCTTGTGCGTTAAGATATACGTATCTTTGCTTGTTACCCTTGCCTGTGATAATCAGTTTATCATCTTTAATGTCACTGAGATTTGCATTTTCCACTTCTGTAACTCGACATCCTGTCGATAATAGAAATTCTATGATTGCCTTCAACCTCAAATCTTTTCCGGCAGCATCTCTGATTTTTTCGGTTTCAATCGGTGTAAACGGCTTTCTGATTACCTTTTCAGCTTTTATTTTTGTGATTTTTTCTGCCGGATCATTTGGTATGTAGCCTTCAATTCTCAGTGTTTTAAAAAATGATTTTAAGTATCTTAATTTTGTATCAAGATAACTGTTTGATACATTTTTATTTAATCGTTCAAAAGCAAGGTATGCACGAATATCATTAACCTTAATGTCTGCGATAGGCTTATTTATTGCTTTAAGCATCATTTGTATTTCATTGTTATAAGCTTTTAGACTTTTGTCAGTTAAACCACTAATTTTTTTAATGGCTAAAAAAGTATTTACTAATTTTTGATTCGGAGTAACTGTTTCGGTGGATAAAGCGTAGGTTTCTTTTTTTAGAGAATATTTTGTCAACAAGACTGACAAAATTTGCTCAACCTTGCTTGCCTCATTCACAGACATATACTTTAGGCATTGTGTTGTTGCCATTCGTACGAATTCTGTTTTATCATCCATAGATACACCTTCTTTACTTTCGACTTTGCTTTTGATGAAGGATTGCATATTTTTTCTGCGCTTGATGTAGACGAGCTGACCTGCAATCGCTACAAAAATCAGCACTTTTTCGTTCAAAAAAATCCTTGCCACAACGCTTACAGTGTTGCACTGGTATTCTTTTAAACGATGTGCAACTGTCGCAATCTTTTTCGCATGCAATACAGCCTTTGATATTGCTCCAATTCAAGCACATATCCTTTTGTCAATATTCACTGTATTCCTCATCAACATTTGAGTTCGTTTTTGCAACACAAAGTAAATCTCCTGCGATGATTGATAACAATAGATTAGCTTTGTTTTTTTCTTCGTCCGACATAAGTCGCTTGTATTTTAACGGCTTGTCAGGCGTTCCGTCTCCAAAGTTTCCGTTGCCTATGTAATTTCGCACTTTATCAAGATTTTCTGTTAGGTACTTATCAAACACACGTCCTCTGATAGCTTTAGCTGATCGACCGATTCTGTCGGATATTTCTTCATATTTGCTTCCGCATTTAATCATTTCGCCAAGTAAAGTGTATTCTGATTCAGTCCATTTTTGATGATTATCAGCTTTTAACGGTCGATATTTTATGTTTAGGTCATTGATTCTGCGCTGTATAGCACCTTCACTACGACACAATATTTGTGATAGTTCTTTGTAACCATACTTTTGCTTTACAAGCAATTCTTTGAGAAGGTTGTCTTCTCTGTTCGTCCACGGAGTTGCTTTGATAAATCTGTTTCTTACTATGTCTGCCTCTCGTTTTTGATTTACCCAATCAGGCTCAGGTCCTAATTGATATCTTTCAAGTTTTGAAAAATCTAAAAAATATTGATTTTTCTCCGCCCACATCCAAAATTCATCTATGTAAACAACGGTAAAATTTGTTTTTGAACTTCTTGATATGTTGTGAGTAGGCAGATTCCTATTTTTTACCCACGATGTTTTTAAATAGCTGGCAGAAGTGTTTGGACGAATGAGTTTATAAAGACTGCTTATTGTAATGTATCTATAACCATTAGTCAAAAAAGGTCCTAAGTTTAACTTACCGGCTTTTAGCCTTATTGCACATTCGGATCTATCAAGGTGTTTTGTTATAGTGGCCATATTAACGTTGCCCCAAGCAGATACAAGATAATCTATTTCATCGGCCGTCCATGTTTTATTTAGCCTCGACATTTTTCTACCACCTAACAATCTCATTGATTTGTTTTGCCTGTTCCGCAGATGTCATTCTTGTATATATAGCAGTTGTGCTTACATCACTATGCCCGAGTAAATCTCCGAGTAATGTTATGTCGTTATTATTTTTTAGAAACTCTTTTGCAAAAAAATGACGAAATGAGTGTGGGTGCATTACCTCTTTAGGAATTCCGGCTTTTTCGGAGGCCTTGTTAATTAAAGAGTAAACTCCTCTTGTTGTCATTTGCCTGCCATACTTGTTCTCAAGTATAAATATTTTTCCGCAGTAATTTCTAATTTCATTCACAAGTTTTTCGGGATAGTATATCCGCCTCAGTTTATTGCCTTTGCCGATTATGTCTGCGTAGCCCTGATCTAAAGTTTCAGTTTTTAAGTTTATAAGTTCTGATACACGAACGCCGGTACCGGCTATCACTTTAGCAGTAAGCCACACTTTAGGAGCGTTATCTTTCGCCCATGTAATCAGCTTTGCGTATTGAGCTTCGTTGATAGCTTCATTGCAATAAGTCTTTTTTTGTTCTTTCGAGCGATGAAATTCAAATCCGGTAAATTTAATATACTTAAAGTACGCGTTCATTCCGGCGATTCTTAGATTTACTGTTTTTGGCTTCCATTTGTTTTTTAATTCCATTTCATACTCTTCAAGATGCTGGATGCTTAAGGTTTTGTGGATTTTAAAAAAACTTTTTACACCTCGAATATATGTATCAATGCTATTTTCGGAACGACCTTTTGATGTCAAGTACTGTTTGAAACCCTCTTCGTCAAAAGTTTTAATACCATTATTATCCTTTGATTGTTTTTTCGTTGTGGCAGAATAACTGAATGTCTGAGCGTTGGGTGAATTTGTGTCAGAAATCTTTATTCCTGATTGAAGCATTAAATTAATCAGTTCTTGTTGCTTTTGAATGATTTGTAAAAGCGCCTCTTCTTGCATAGATTCATACCTTCTTATAGCAGTTTTGAATGTGAAACATTGGAGTTGTCCAAATTTCAGCACCTTTAGAACACTCAGCAAAATAGTTCGTATATGGATCACTCAAACTATCTCCAATTTTAACCACCGCTGCACAACCTATCAGCGACAGTGCTGTATAGCACATCAGAGCAGTTGATTTGCTGAGCTCTTGGCAGACAATGACACATTGTGTTTGATAATTGATGTCATGATTTTTCAGTACCTCACAAAACGCAATTACATTTGCTCCGCCACCGACCGCAGGCTCAAGAACCGAGATATATCTTTTTTGGGATAATTCAGCTTTTGCATTTTTCTCGTCAAACGAGCTTACCGCCATTGCATAAGATACGGTGTACGGTGTGAAAAATTGTCCGAGAGCGCTGCTTCCCATATCAAGTTGCATATACAAATCCCCCAAAAAATCTTGAAATGGATTTGCTTCGAGTGCATTAGTTATCTCGGCGAAAATTTTTACAATTGTTTCAATTTCGCTTTCACTATAATTTTTGGTGATGTCTTTATAGCGATTTTCGTTTTTTTCAAATGTTTGACCAAAGCAAAAAGTATTCTGAATGCTTAGCGCAAACATTTCTATGCAATCGTTGAACACTTGCCACAATGACCTTGATCCTGTCAAATTGTTAAATAAGCTGACAAGTTTTTTGTATTCGGATTTAACTTTGATTGATGCCATTTCCTTCACCTAAAGCGGACCATCTGCACCTGCTCCGCTTTCAATGTCAGAATTTATTTAAAGAGGAGTAAACGAGTTTTATATGACAAGCTGTGCAGAGCTTGTTATCGGTTAATTTGTTCGGGCATCTGCACCTACCCGAAAATACAATTAAAGAAAGAAGGTATTAAATGGGATTTATATAATCTCACAAGTGCAGTTGTGTGATTAACTTATTTAGTTTATTTTACTTCACCCGTTGTAAAAATCGGATGTGTGCCGTCACGGAGTTGAATCTCCTCATCAGACATTACATAGCCAAGTTTACATAACAGATTATAAAATCGGTTAAGATCGGGGTTGTTTTTTCGGCTGACTTTCTTATCAACATAATTTACACTGATATAGCTGAACGAACTGTCATTCGTCTGACACAAAGCGTATGCCGCCGCCATTAACATTCTGCCGCTGTTATCGCTCCAATGTTCGCTGATGTAGCTGTCTATGCTTTCATCATCTTCAAAATTGTGTCCGATAATTTCTTCAAAATGATAATCTTTGATATGGGCGTCTGCCGCCACTTGAGCGGTTATGTACTTTATAAGCTCCTGCTTCTTGTTGCTGTCATTGAAATTCGTATCAAGCATAAAGCCTATTCTGAGAGCCTCACAGCGTTCGTTTATTTCTTCCGTCTGTTCTTCAAGCTCGTCCCATCTCTGCTCTTCAAGCTTTCGCTTTTCTTCTTCGGCATCGTTCTTTTCCTGCTTTTCTAACGCTTCTGCGTAAATGTAGACGTTTCCGCTGTAAGCAAAATAAAAATATCTTTTTCTGCCGTCCGCAAAGTCTTTACCGATCAAATTTTTGAGCGCGAATATTCCTGCGTATTCGTAATTGTCTGGAATTTCGTTATATTTCTGCACTTTAGTCATCCCATGTTCAAGGCAGAGCTTTTCAATTTTTTCTTTCTCTTCATCTGTTTCCTGCTTCTTAACCGCAGAATACAAAAGATTGTCGAAATTATTCGTTCCGATTGATTCGAGCAGTTTATTTCTCGTTTCAATGTCTTTAATTTGATTTAGTCGGTCATAATCCGCAAGCGTTGGCTGTCGGATTTGGCTCTCTTTGAATGCCTCTTCGTCAAGCTCGCAGAGCTTTACTCTTCTTCTGATTTTGCTTTCGGAAAAGCCTGTTTTTTCAGCAATTTCTGCAACCGTATCACCGAGGTCAAGCAACAGCTGACAGCCCTTAGCCTCTTCGTATACGGTCAAGTCTGACCGTTGCATGTTTTCGGTAAGCATTGTCGAAAGCTGTTCTTTTTCGCTCATTTCAACGACCGCGCACGGCAGTTCGGTCAAGCCTGCCTGCTTTGCCGCTGCAAGCCTGCGATGTCCGATGATAACGGTAAAATCATCCCAGTTATCATCGTTTGGCACTACGGTCAAATTCTGCAAGATACCGTTTGCTTTGATAGATTCTGCAAGTTCTGAAACATCGCCGATAACCTTTCTTGGATTATCAGGGTGCGGATGAAGTTTGTCAGTCGGTATCATTTGTAATTTAGATTTTTTATTCATTTATATAATCTCCTTGATTTTGTCAAGGCTATCTGCTATAATGTTGTTGAACAATATTTGTACAGCAGATAGCCTTGTGTTATCGGCGGACCGTTGATTGTAGTGCAAGCAATCAACGGTCTTTTTCTTTGCCTGTAAAATTCATCGGTTGCACTCCTCAACAGCTACGCAAACAAAGCCTTTTGAGGTTTCTTTGATGTCGATTACATCTGTGACCGCAAGCTCAACCTGTATGCGTTCAATCTCATGCGGTAAAAACAGATTGTTGCCCTCACAAAGTTTATTAACTTCATTAAGCGCCTTGATGATTCTGACCTTAAAAAAATCAATATCGCTGTGTGCTGTTTCAAGCTCATCACTTTTCGTGCTGAGGCTCTTTCGTGTGTATTCGAGTTGCTCTTTGCAATGCTTATACTTTTTTCTGAGCGACCTTTTTGTTTCGTAGTTTCTTAAATGCCACATTCGTTATAAAGTCCTTTCATTTATTTGATTTGCGACATCTCGTATGGATGTCGATTTTATGACTGATGTAATTAAAAAAGTCATAATTCTTAGAGCGTTCGGCTCGGCGGTTGTCGCACTTTGATTTGTATTCAAGATATTTTTCACAATCTGTGTGACATCTTGTTGTCCGTATCTGACAGCCGTAGCACGGCGAATTTATCATTTTTATACCGTCCTTTCGTCTATGATTGCGTTGCCGCTGCCGAGCAATTTGTTGAGCAGTGTAGTCAGTAAGGATATATCTGCTCCGCTTGCATAGGCCTTTAGCCGGTCAATCGGTATGTTGTAGCTCCAACGCCCTGAATCGCTTTTCACTGCTGAGCCTATTGGCAAAGTCTGCTTTTTAAGTCCTTCGTAAATAAAATTAAGAGCCACACCAAGATATTTCGCCGCCACGGTCGGCGGTACATCTCTGTACTCCTGATTCGTTTTAGGGTTGATTAGGATTTTTTCATTCATTTAATAATCACCTCTTACTAAGTTCGGGTTATCGTATATGTTTCCGATAACCTCAACCTCTTCGGGATAGTAGCAGCGCCCTAATCCCTCATAGTGATCGTCATACACAAACTCGAACTCCGTTCCTTCGGCATCGTACCGAACAACTCCGTAGCCGTCACTATAAGAACGGTCAGAAAAATCAATGATATCTCCCTCAAAAATTTTTGTGCCATTCTTGTCGAGCATGTTAGTGTACTGACCGACTGTTTCGGGGTTGACCGCACCGTAGCTACCTAACACCGTGGCATTGGGTGTTATACAGCAACCTTGCTTAGTCACAAGCAAATTGCCCTCAGACCAGTTACCGTTAGCTATCATCTTGCCTCTGAATAAATATTCTCTCATCACTTTTCACCGCCCTCAATAGGCTGATTCCAACATTTAATACAGTTATCGTCACAATCATCTATGTCCATCAGTCCTAACGCACGTGGACATACACCTTTAGGTGTTCCGTCATCGTCAAGCGGAGCGTTCGGATAATTCTTCAAGAACTCCGTAAGAAATGTCTTTTGCGGATGCTCGTTGCTCCACTTCTGAACGATTTCGATTGCCTTTTCGGGATAGAGCATTTCAAAAGCTGTACATGATTGCCCTTTATTGTTATTTATGCTACATAAAGGACAGTTAGAGCAGCCAAGTTTACATAGCCCATTCTTTGCTCTTTTCGTCATTCTTCGCTTTTCAGCGAAATAATTTGCAGTAATATTACAATCAACCATTTTTATCATTCCTTTCTGAGGTAATAAGTTAAGCAGACTGCTTAAAAAACTGCCTTGGATCAACATCAAGCACCTGACATATTCCCAAAAACTCTTCTGCTGTAACCTTCTTGTTGTGTTTTTCTCCTTAAAATGCTAAAATCAAATTGTAAGGAGGTGATGCTTATGCGTTTAAATAACGACTGTGTTCGTGATATTCTTTTGAGTGTAGAAGAAGTGTGTGACTTCAACGAATCCTTTCGATACAGTAAATTCAGCAACGATTTTGAAAGGCTTCAACCATACTCTCATGACGAAATTATCTACCACATTAAACAATGCAAACTTGCAGGTTTAATTACTTCAATGTTCGCTACTGACGGTGGCGACTATTTAGAAGTAGGTGATTTAACTCCCGAAGGTCACAAGTTTTTAGCAAATATTCGTAACGATGATATATGGAATAAAGTTAAGAAGATTGCCGGAACCGTGGGAAGTCACTCGCTTTCTGCAATAACACAAATATCAGCGAATGTTGTTACTCAGCTTATAAAAGCTCAATTTGGAATTACTTAAATCTTATTGTCTTGCCGGCGGCTTCTTTGGAGCAGTCGGCAAGTTCTTTGTCTGTGGGTATTCTGAAATTCTTCATACAATAAACCACCATTGCTCTTGTAGCAATTTTCCATTTTACAGCTTTTATGATTGCCACTACTGCTACTACGGTAGCGACTACAGCATATATGGTTAATGCCATTTTTACCATTCCTTTCTGAGGTAATAAGTTAAGCAGACTGCTTAAAAAACTGCCTTGGATCAACATCAAGCACTTGACATATTCCCAAAAACTCTTCTGCTGTAACCTTACGGTTGGAATTTAATATTCTTGAAATTGCATCAGCGGTCATTCCAGTATGCTCACACAAATATGATTGTTTAAGTCCTTTTTCTTCGACAATCTTTTTAAGTTTTTCGTTCACAGTCATACCTTTTACCTCCTTTCAACTGTTAAATGCTACATTTTGTAGATTTCATTTTAATAATAATCTAACTTTTGCAGATTGTCAAGAGATTTTAAAAAAATTTTTCTACATTTTTCAGATTTTTTTCTTGACAATCTGTAATTAGCGAATTATAATAAAAGCGTAGATAAAACATCTATAAAAGGAGAAACAAAGTGTCAAGAGAATTTATAGCACAAAAATTAAAAGAGTTAAGGAAAAAAAGCGGATTAACCGCCGATGAAGTCGGAAAATTAATAAATAAAAGTGGAAAAACCGTAAATGCGTGGGAGAACAATCACGGTCAACCTGATGCAGAAATTTTAATCGCACTTTGTGATATATATAAAGTAGATGATATTCTTGCAGAGTTCAGAGAAATGCCAAACAAAAGCAATACTATGATTTTAACCAATCATGAAAAAGATTTGGTTTATGCTTATCGAAATCACCCTGAACATCAGTACACAATTGATACTATTTTAAAAATTAACGATAATCTAATACCAACAATTAAAGCCGCACGAAGTGACGGTAATAATCAACCTATTGAAATAGTTAATCTTCCTGATCTCAGTAAGTTTGAGCCTGACGATACAGATTTATAATACATAATAAAAAACACCTCATGGGTTAAAATACCGATGAGGTGGTAAACTTGAATTATGAAAAATACAAAAACGCACGCAATGCCTCTTGGCAATGCTTAATCGACTACAGAATTAGCAACTTGCCTGTTAAAGTCAGTCAGATAGCAAAACAAGCCGACATTGTTTTGTTGAAAAATTCGGCAGTCAATCTGCTAAGTAAAAATGAGAGTGGAATAACTTTGATGCAAGATGATAAACTTTATATCATATATGCAGATGAGCAATCCCCTCAGCGATGTAGATTTACAATTGCGCATGAACTCGGTCATATATTTTTAGGTCACTTGTTTAAGGAAAACGGCAACGGATTTGCAACAATCGACGATGCCGAACATTCAGCAAATGTATTTGCTCGGGATTTACTCGCCCCTGCCTGTGTCCTTCATGAACTGCAAGCGTTAACTTCCGCTGCAATTGCAAATTTATGTGATATTAGCTTTGAGGCGGCGACCTACAGGGCTGAACGAATGGCAGAGCTCGAACGCAGAAACGCCTTTTATCTGCACCCTCTGGAACGGCAAGTAAAGGAGCAATTTGCAGAATTTATAAACAAAAAGAAAAACCTACCATAGCGGCAACTATGGTAGGTAAAATAGGAATAGTGAGAAGTCTGAACCTCTCTAATATTATTTTAATACATGATATATATATTGTCAATATATATATCACAAAAGGGGAGGATTTATAAATGACTAAAAAAGCTGTTGAAATTATTTCATTTATTATCGCTATACTCGGTGCTTCTTTTGGAGTGAAATCATTGTTGTCACTTGATATAGCAGGAATTTTAATTGGTGTCGTTATATTCTTAGTCTGTATCGTGATTTTTGGTTTTGCTACAGCAATGTCGCAAACAAGCGTTACTAGCGAGGCAAGAAATCAAAATGATAACAAGTTAATTGTTGATACACCACCTAAAAAATATTCGAGTACGAAGAATTTACCGCTTGATAAATCTGAAACAGGTTTAACTAACGCAAGAACTTTTAAACTTGCTGGGGTGACGTTCGAGGATCGCCCACATAATTTACAGGTAATTAAACAATGCCAAAATCGTGGCGAGCAAATTAAAATTGCATTAAACAAATACATATATGACGGAAAATATGCCATAGCTGTAACTGCAAACGGCTTAGAACTCGGAAACATAAAATCTGAAAACCTTGATTTTGTACTTGATAATCTTTATCGTATTTGCGGATACGAAAAACTATATATCAATAATTTTACCAATGAAAACGGAATTATAGTTTGGTATGGAGAAATCAAACTTGTTTTGGTAAATAAAAAGGAGGCTAAAGAATATGAAATGTAAGAAAATATTTTCGATTATTTTATTTGCAATGTTTATCCTTGTTATTGCAGGTTGTGGAGAAAATAATATCCCCGACGGAATTAGCGAACAAGCGTACACCGCAGGCACTAAAGCACTTGAAATTACTGACAGCTATTTAAACTATGAAATAACAAAAGATGATGCACAAAAGCAACTCGAAGAAATTTCTGACAGACTTATTGAAGAGGTGAAAACAAGTAGTTTTGAAAAAGACAGCAATGTTGAGACTTGTGTAACTACCATATCGTTAAAAATGTTTAATGATAAATCTGATAGTGATATTAGAGAAAGTCGAGATGCTTTAGCTGACAGGCTTGGCAAAACCGAAAATTAAACAATAAAAAATCCGCCCTGACCTGTTGGCGCAAGTCGGAGCGGAAACCATTACAACGGGTGCAATGGTACTTTAATCAGCAAATATATTGTACCACAACCCGTTAAAATTTACAAGGTTTTAACGGGATTTTTGCGCCCGTTTTTAGGAGCGTTAAAATGAAAAAATGTATAAACCGAAGATGTAACAAAGAACTACAGGACGATTTTGTGTTTTGTCCGTATTGCGGCAAAAATCAATCATCTGATAAGCCGAAAAACAGACGGCGAACAAAGGGTACAGGAAGCATTTACATTCGCAAAGACAGCAAATCAAAACCGTATGCTGCCGCAAGTTCTGTCACAGGTAAGCAGGTTTATTTGGGCGCTTTTGCCACAAAACGAGAGGCAGAAAATGCCCTCAAAGATTACGAGTATAATCCCGTAAACGGCTTTAATATGACGCTTGAACAGTTACACGATAAATGGGTAAAAACTAAAGCATATAAAAAACTTGGCAACAGCGTGAAAAGCAACTATGCAAGTGCATACATCAAGTTGAAACCTCTGTACAAGCGTAAATTCAGGGACTTGCGCACCTCGGATTATCAATTCATCATAGATTATTACGACAACCCACATCACGAGGTCGGCGCAGGCGGTAAGCTGAAATATCTTCTGCCCAACGGCAACGGTACCTATAAAGTCACTGATACGCCTAAAATCTGTCAAGGCTTAGGATACTCGGCTCTACATAAAATTAAATGCTTTGTCACCAGCCTTTACCATTTTGCGATGCAAGAGGATATTGTTAATAAAGACTATGGCACATTTATAGAGCTTCCGGAATCCGAAGAGGTAAACGCTACACGCTTCACCGATGTGCAGTTAGAGCTAATACGACAAAACATAGGTAAAGTGCCTTATGCTGATTATGTTTACATTATGTGCTATCTTAATTTTAGAGTGACCGAGTTTCTTTCGCTCACTACCGAGCAGTACCATATGAGTGAACAGGGCATACCTTACTTTATCGCAGGCATAAAGTCAGATGCCGGCAGGGACAGAATAGTGCCGATACATCCTAAAATACAACAGCTCGTTCAGAATTGCATAAATAATAACGGTGAAACAATCTTCTGCCGAACACACGAAGGTTCAGAGTTTGGCAAAGCAATGAACAAGGATTATTTCTTGAAATACGGTTTTCGCCCGGCGATGCAAGCCCTCGGCTTAGGTGATGAGTTTACTCCGCATTCTTGTCGCAGAACCTTTTCAACAAGGATGTCAGCGGCAGGTGCGAGGGAAGAAGATATTATCGCACTTATGGGCCATACAGATTACAAGGTTGATATTGACCACTACATTATTCAAGAAGTTGACACCCTCTATAACGCAATCAAATTACTGGCATAAAATAAGCCGTCCGATTATATTTCGGGCGGTTTTTATTATGGAAAATCTGTAGTTTATCTGTAGTATAAGAGATTAAAAGGCATAAAAAGAAGTGAATAATTTTGAAAATCGAAAATATTATAAACAAAGCAAAAAGCCAGTAAACAAGCCGTTTTTGGCTTAATTACTGACTTTCCTCGTGGCTCCCCCAACTGGGCTCGAACCAGTGACATCATGATTAACATACATTCTTTCCTCACCATACATTGTAGGTGAAGCAAGCCAAAGCTTATTTTCAAAAGCTTTAAATTTCAT